AACAGTAAATAAATCGGGTAGTACGTTTACTTATACAGCAGGAACGGTTAATGATACGGGGGCAACAGTTGTTGTTTCATCAGCTACAACGTTAAATGTTTCAGGTAAAACATGGGATAAACTACTAGTTTCAGGTGTAATGACATTAACAAGTAATATTAATGCTACAACATTTGGAACTACTTCAACTTCTAATACTTCTTTTGTTTTAGGTGGCAATTCAATTAATTTTACAAATCTTGAATTAGGAAATAGAGCTACAACAACTTTACCAACAGCGTGGACTTGCACAAATATTGAATTTACTAACAATGCATCTGGTATTATAAATGGAAATTCAATAACCATTAATGGTGATATTTTACAATCTGGAGGAAGTGCTTATTCGGGAACTACAACTTTTACTTATGGAGGAACAGGAACTTGGACTGCAACAGGAACCGCACATTTTTCAAATAGTTTCACTGTAAATACGGTAGGTACATTAACTTTTATAAGTGCTAATCTTGGAGGTGGGATATTTACTTATACTGCGGGAACAGTGATAACTACCGGTTCCACTTTATATATTAGAGCAAATGGAACAACAATGAATCATGGTAGTATTGTTTGGTATGATGTTATTACTACAAACAACATTACAACATTTGTGTTAAATAATCAACTTGTTTGTTCAAACGCTTTAACAATTGAAAATTCACAAGTGGTTTTTAGTGGAACTGATGGGACATTTGATGTATATTATCTTAATCTAAACTCAAACGGTTCAGCTGCTAGAAACCCAAGATTAGTTGCCACAAAAACATATAGAGTTAGAGCGGGATTTACTTCTCAAGGAACTCTTGCTTTTCCAATAACCTTATCTTCCACAGTAGGCGGATCTAAAGCAATATTTACAGTTGATCCGGGAGCAACGCTTGATGTAGGATTTGTGAATGCAACCGATATTGATTCATCATTAGGCAAAAAAATATATTCATATAAAGGTGTATTTTCAAACACAGACAATTGGGAAGTATTGCCAACAGATCCAATATTGGGCGGCTCATATACTTTTGTTGCATAAAATAATATTATATAAATCAAAAGATTTTCTTGGTTTAATGATATAATTATTTTATAATTTTTAGAAAAGGTTATGTATGACACGCAAATTAGATAAAGAACATCTAACAGCAATAGAAACATTGCGAGAACAATTTGTAACAAATTCAGATGCATTAGCATCAATTACAATCGAAGAATATTTATTAGAACAGCAACGACTTAAACTAGAACAAGCTAAGTCTGATCAGTTAAAACAATATACGTATTTAAGAAATCAGGAAGATGCGTTACTCACCCAACTAAAAGAACGTTACGGTGAAGGTCAAATTAATATTACAGATGGCACATTTACTCCCGATAAATAATGGTTTGGTTGAGTTAAACTATATTTATAAATAAAATCTTAAAGGAGTATTTTAATGGCAGAAAGAGTAGTATCGCCTGGTGTGTTTACGAATGAAGTTGATCAATCGTTTTTACCAGGTGCAGTTGCGCAAATTGGCGCAGCAATTGTAGGTCCCACTGTAAAAGGACCTGCGCTTATTCCTACGAAAATTTCATCTTTTAGTGATTATGTTGCAACATTTGGATCATATACATCAGATTCATATGTGCCATTCACTGTACAAGAATATTTACGTAACGGAAATTCAATCACAGTAACACGTCTTTTATATGAAGATGGTTATGCATTAGCTAATGGGGCATTAGCAATTATTGCAAAGTCGGGGTCAGTTCAAGTAGTGACGCATGTATTACACCCAACGCAGCCTATATCGTATGTAAACTCATCAACAAATGTATTTGAAGATTCAGTATTGGAAGATGCAGGGTCTGGTTCATTTGCAATTAAATTATCTGGATCATATCAAGTAGCAACCGGCGATGATGCAACTGCAATCGGATTCAGTGGTGCATTTTTAGCAGCAGAAGGAGTTGCAATATCTGCATCAATTGTATCAACATCAAATAGATATGTTAACACTGTATTTGGTACTGGACCTAAATCAACAGACTATCCGGTATATGTACAATATTCAAATAAAGGTGCAGCATCGTTATTTAATAATTTAGGAAATGTTACTCTTGAATTAGTAAAATTTTCAAATTATGAATTTTTAACTGATTATGCAAACATCTCAGGTAAAGCAGCAACTCCATGGATTACATCACAAAAAATTGGATCTGCTGTAAAAAACTTGTTTAGATTTTATGCGTTGGCTGATGGTACATCTGTTAACCATGAAGTAAAGGTTGGAATTCGAGATATTCGTTTAGCAACAGAAGTTGCAGATCCAAGTGGGTATGGTTCATTTACAGTTGAAGTTCGACGAGTAAATACTACAAATATTCCAAATACTCCATATTCATCTCAAGACACAGATGCTGCACCGGATCTAGTTGAAGTGTTCCAAAATGTTAACTTGAATCCAAATTCATCTCGTTATATTGCACGAGTAATTGGTGATCGCTATCAAACAGTAACAGATGCTGGAGATATTGTAGTTAATGGAGATTACCCAAATCTATCTAAATTTATTCGAGTAGTAGTTGATGGCGGTGTTGCAAACGCAACCAATGATAAGTCATTGATTCCATTCGGATTCCGTGCAATGAATTCGCCAATTCCAATGGCATCTGGATCTGTAAATTTATCTGCAACATCGTATGTAACATCACAAGTTGTTAACACGTTGTTTAGCGATAAAAATTATTTCGGATTCGATTTCACTAACAATAATAATTTGAATTACCTTGCTCCAGTACCAACTTCAGGGTCAACAACTGGTAGCAACGTTGATTTCTATTTAGGTGATGTAAGTCAAGATGCGGCCGCAGCATATCCAACATTAACAACTGCATATAGCGGTAGCTTACAGACAGCACTAGCAGCAGGTACATTTACTGCAAATGTGTCTTATAATACACGTAAATTTATTGTTGGATTCCAAGGAGGTTTTGATGGAGCTCGTCCAAATCTACCAAAATATTCCGGCCAATACATTTCATCAGCAAATGCATTTGGATTTGATTGTAGCACATCAACATCTTCTGGAACTAAAGCATATAATAAAGCATTTACTTTGTTATCCAATACTGATTACTATGACATCAACATGTTGAGTATTCCAGGTATTATTGACAGTAAACATTCTGCAGTAACCACAGCAGCACGCAATATGTGTGAAACTAGACAAGATACATTCTTTGTGATGGATTCTAATGCATTGACTGATAGTATCACTCAAGTAGTTACCCAAGTAACAAGTTTAGATAGTAACTATACTGCAACATATTGGCCATGGGTTAGAATCACAAATCCATCAAACAATGTGCCACTTTGGGTACCACCTAGTGTAGTTATGCCGGGAGTATTAGCATTTAACGATTCTGTATCAGCTCCATGGTATGCTCCAGCTGGTTTGACTCGTGGAGGATTAACAACTGTTTCTGATACATATGTGAATTTATCACAAGCAATGCGAGATACATTGTATGATGCACGCGTTAACCCTATTGCGAACTTCCCTAATGAAGGAGTAGTTGTTTGGGGGCAAAAGACTTTACAGGCTCGTCCAAGTGCATTAGACCGCGTAAGTGTGCGTCGTTTGTTGATTGCTGTTAAGAAATATATTGCATCATCTACACGCTATTTAGTATTTGAACAAAATACAGATGCAACACGATTAAGATTCTTAAGCATTGTTAATCCGTATTTGACTCAAGTAAAAGCACAGCAAGGTTTATTTGCTTTCCGTGTAGTAATGGATCAATCAAACAACACTCCGGATATTATTGATCAGAATATATTGTATGGTCAATTATTTTTACAGCCAACCCGAACCGCTGAATTTATCATCTTAGATTTCAATATTCAGCCAACAGGAGCTAGTTTCCCGGAATAGAATGATTATTTTAATACAAAAGGTAGGACTTCGGTTCTACCTTTTTTACTTTGCTAATATTTATATTAAAAATAAGGATATGAAATGTCATTAACAGTATTAACTCCCCCAAATCCAAATATAACCATCAGTCAGTCTGATTTATTTGATTCTGCGTTTGGCTGGGAACCAAAATATGCAAATCGATTTATCATGCAAATTGCGGGCACAAGTATTCCTGCATATTTAATTAAAGCAGCTGCTCGACCATCAATGACCAACGGCGAGATTGTATTAGATCACATCAACGTTGACCGTAAAGTAAAAGGAAAATCTAGATGGAATGATATTTCAATTACATTGTATGATCCAATTACAAAAGAAGGAGCCGCTGAAGTAATGGATTGGATCCGTCATCATCATGAATCAGTTACAGGACGTGATGGATATTCTTCAGATTATAAACGAGATATTGAATTTTATTCTTTATCATCAATGGGTGAAAAAATTGAAAACTGGACACTTAAAGGTGCATTCATTGGAGATAGTAATTTCGGACAAATGGATTGGTCAACAGAAGAAGCAGTAACAATTGAAATAACATTGAAATATGATTTTGCAATATTCCAATATTAATCATTAAAATACTAGTATCTAGAATGGGGGTAAACGCCCCCATTTTTTGTGTTCTTAGATATTTATATAAAAGTTATAAAGGATAAAAATGAGTATGACCGATCGAATATCAGACCAAAGTTTGATTCAATTAGCAAAAAAACAATACGAAGAACAAAAACGTTATTCTATGCCATCTGAAGTGTTTCATTTGGTTAGTAAAGGTATGGTATATCCAAAAACGCATCCATTACGCAGTGGTACTATAGAAATGCGTTATATGACTGCATATGATGAAGATATTCTAACAAATTCATCATACATTCAAGATAATATTGTTTTGGATAAACTTCTAGAAGCATTGATTGTAACTCCTGTAGATTATTCTACAATTGCTAAAATAGATAAAAATGGTTTAATTGTCGCTGCTAGAATTGTTAGTTACGGTAAAGATTATGATGTTATAGTTAAAGATCCAAAAACTTCAGCTGAACTTAAACGCACGGTTGACTTAACTAAATTAAAAAATTCTGAATTTAATTTACAATCAGATGATAATGGAGAATTTGATTATGCATTGACTGACGGCACTAAAGTAAAGTTTAAATTTCTATCTACCGGAGATACACAAGATCTAACAATTTCAGAATTTTTGGCTCACACAATTACACAAATTAATGACACTCGAGATACGGATGCTATACGTGATTTTATACGATATAAATTTCTAGCACGCGAATCAAAACAATTCCGAAAATACATCATTGATAATACTCCTAGTATAACAATGTCATATGATTTTGAAGGTGAAGATGGGAGCACCTTCACTTCCGGGTTTCCGTTTGGACTCGATGTTTTTTGGTTTTAAGCCACAAGATCGCGTAAAATTACACGAAAGTCTTTTTAATTTGATATGGATCGGTGCAGGTCGATGGGACTGGCAAACATTGTATACAATGCCGGTGCACATACGCAGGTTTTGGATCAATAAAATTAATAAAATGCTAGAAGAAAAAGAACAACAAGACATACAACGTGCTCAAGACGCACAGAATCGACGTAAAAAATCTAAAATTCCAAAATCTCCATTGTAAATATTTATTAATATAGGAATTTATAATGGATCGTATCAAAGAAATACAATTAATTGAAAAGCTAAAACGTCAAGCGCGCCACGGTAATATATTTGATGACATCGAAAACCAGTTAAAACGTGTTTTTAATCAATATAAATTAGCCGGAGATGATATTGCGAGAGAAGGAGCGTTTACGTTTTTAGCTAATCAGACGCAACAACTTTACGAAAAACTAAATGTATTAGAAGAACGAAATTTAAAAGTACAATCTGGATTTAGAGTATCTACATCTAGAGCAGCTGAATTAGGATATCAATTTGACGAATTAGGTAATAGCATAGGAGTTAACTCTGATAAATTAAAAACATATTTAGCTGATCTAAACAAAACATTCGCAGGCCAAGCACAGTTTTTTAAAAAAGGAAATGTATTTACTACACAAATTTCTAAAGAAGCCGAGTTAATTCAAAACAAATTGAAAATAACTGACGATGCATTTCAAGGATTTTTAAAATTTCAAACAACTGCAAATAAAGAATCGCAGAAAGGTGTTTTAGAAAAACAATTTATCAATAGTGCCGATGCTATCGGAACTTTAGCACAAGAAGTTAGTGGAGTTTACACAGGTGCTATAACTGACTTAGTAGAAGGATTAGGCAAATTGCCTGCATCAATACAAGCTACCATGGGACAATACCCAAAACAATTGGGATTAGCTGTATTGAAAGCTAAACAGTTGGGTTTAAGTTTAGAAAAAGTACAAAGCATTGCGGAAGGTACATTGGATGTTGAACAATCAATTGCAGCAGAATTAGAATATCAAATATTATCAGGAAAAGAATTAACAGTTGACGGCGGCAAAAGTTTAATGGTTGAATTGCAAAAAGCTGCGTTGCAACAAGATGCAAACAGGCAAGTTGATTTAATGGCTATGTTTTTACGAGATAATGGCGAACAACTAAAAGACAATATATATTTAGCAAACCAAGTAGCTCAAATGTTTGGAGTGAGTAAAGATGAATTATTTGGAGCATATCAACAGCTACAAGCTAATGAAGAAATAAGTAAAGACTTATTTAACCAACAAACTAAAAACGATGCCATCACTAAAGGTGCATTTGACGCACAAGTAGACGCAGAAGATCGACGAATTGAATTAGAAAAGCGTCAAGATGAAGCCCAACAAGCAGCTACAAAGAATTTGCTCGAAGCATACGGCTCGCCAGAAAAGATGAAAGAAGAAGTAGAAAAGTTAGCAAAACTATCAAAAGATATGCAAACAACAGCATTGGCTAATGCAGCAGACTTAGCAAAAATATTTTCTGACAGCGATTACATGAAATATGTATTTGGCGCTGGAGGCCTAGCAAAAACTCTTAGAGATGCATTTGATGCATTAAGAACTGGAAACTTTGGGTCGCCTGAGGCAATCGGCGAAACTCGTGGCGATGCGCAGAATGCGAAAGACATATTTATACCAGCTGGTGGGGCAAATACAATTATATCAGGTCCAAAAGGATCTTTTTCACTTGATCCAGATGATGACATAATTGCTATGCCAAATGCTCGTGCTGCACTAGCCAATAGAGGCGGAACTGATACGACTGCAATAGTAGATGCATTAAAAGGAATGAGTTTTCATGTAACAAATGTATTTGATGGTGATAAGATACAGTCTAGATTATCAATACGACAAGGACAACGACTTAACAATATTTCATAAGGAAAAACATGGCTGCAATCGATCGCACCGGATTTACATATTTTGATAAAAATGCGCTTATCAATAACATAGGAAACATTACTCCGACCTCTGTACTTTCTCAACTCGGAAGATCTGCGTTAGCAGGATTAGCATCCGGCCTAGGAAATCCTATATCTACATCAGCAGTACAAATTGGTACATCTCAATTATTTAAAACTACGGCTTTAGATGGCGCATCAAATGATGAAAATTTAGGACAACCATATTCTATAATTCCATATTCTAATTTAACTAATATAGCATCCTGGCCTACTAAATACAAAGATAGTAGATCGTTTAAAGGAAAGACTTTTAGTATTAGTAACGTACGAGTAGATGGTCTTGCAGCATCATTGCGTAGGGGGTCTGATGCAAAGACAAGTAAATTTGCCGCAGCTTATGCTGCAGCATCAGCCACTCCCGGCGGGGCATATCAGTTATTTAATTTAGAAACATTATATGGCTGGGGGAATCATGGTGAGCCTGCAGCTGTACGTCGAGACTTTACGGCGCGCAGCAACGTTGCTACACAATGGGATTCTATAAACAAACAGTGGATTGCAACAAAAAATCCACAAGAATTAGCAACTGAATTTCGAGGCGATAAAATCACCGTAGTAGATTATAGCAAACGAAAATTATCAAATGTATATAGATGGAATCCTAGAGCAATTAATTTAGATCCTAAAATCAGTGAATTTTTAGAAAAAACAGACTTAACAAAAGATTTCATAAAATTTTATTTTACTGGCCCTACATTACAAAATGGGACAGATGGGGAACCTGATGATATCATGGTTTTCCGTGCAATAATTGATTCTTTTTCAGACACGCATTCACCATCATGGACGCCAGTTAACATGATAGGTAGGGCTGATCCTAATTATTTATATACAGGATATAGTCGCGAAGTAAATTTATCATTTACTGTGTATGCAACAAGCAGAGATGAAATGAAACCGATATACCGAAAACTAAATGCATTAGCTTCATATACAGCACCAGAATATTCTAAAGAGACAATTGCACTTAAAAGTCCTTGGCTACGAATGACAATTGGTGATTTGTTAGTACAACAGCCAGTACTTATTAATTCATTGTCTTATACAATGATGGATGCGGACACAACTTGGGAAATTAATATAGAAGATGATCCGACCATGATGCAAGCTCCGCATAAAGTTACTGTATCGTTAGGATTGTATGTGTTAACAGATTATCTTCCACAGAAAAATGGAAAAATGTATACATTGGCTAAACAATTTGAATCTAATGCAAATCCATTGCCAGGTCCTGACAATTGGCTAAGTGATTTTGATCGTAAAGATATAACTACAGCATATGATGAATGGAAAGCAGCCAAAGGCCAGCCAAGTCAAACTATAAAAATTGGTAATCCTACACCTGAAGAATCTGGCACTCTTCAAACACTTCAGAATATTGCTACAACAAGTAACTTTCTTTCTAGGTTTCAAAACATTGGTTAAAAAAGTATAAACATTATGAGTAGATATAACACAACTAAATCAGCAACGGATCCGTTAGGAAAACAAAAACTAACGACAACAATAATACCAATTCCTCCTCCAAGTGAATTAGATGTATACATACAAACAACATCAATTGAACGATTGGATTTATTAGCATTCAACTTTTATGGAGATACAACATTTTGGTACGTGATTGCAGCTGCTAATGGTTTAGGAAAGGGTAGTTTATATACTCCTGCAAATGTTAAATTGAGAATACCAAACATTGACAATATACGAAGATTAATTGAAGATACGAATACATTTAGATGAGTACAATATTTTATTCACAAGTTAATAGATCAGTACAAGCAGAATTAATAGCTCGCGGACAAGCAGGATCAACAGATCGTACGACCCGCGGTATTAATTATATGGTTGGTAAAATTGCAAATGTGCAATTGGAAGCATATGGGTCAAAACCAACTGCAGA